AATCTAAAAACTGTAATGCGACTACAAAACCAGGTAATATTTATTTTATAAATAAGTTGTCAAAAGAAAAATATTGTATTAACCAACATGTATTTATGCCAGAGGTAGGAGATTTTTTTATTTTTCCAAGTTCTCTTCATCACGGTGTCAATCATTTTAAAAGCAAAGGAGAAAGAATATCTGTTTCAGGTAATCTTACAATAACAAAAATCTAAACTATGGATCATTTAGAAGCAATTGTAGAATTAAAAAATATAGTTAATCCTATTTTTATTAAAAAATTAATACCTTTTATAGAAGATAAAGCTAAAGATAAACTAACTATTAGATCAGGGTTAAACACAGAGGTACGAAACGTTAATGGTTATAATTTAAAATTTAAAAATCCTACTGATTTATTTTATTGGAATTATATAAAAACAGAAATTGAAAGAATATATATTCACTACAAAATTAAATTTCCTTTAATGTCTAGTAACGAAATAAATCAAATAGATCTTTTACAATATGGAGAAGGAGGTAAATATGAAATACATACAGATCATTTTTCAACTTCTCCTAGACATTTAAGTGTTATTATTAATTTAAATAATACATATGAAGGAGGGGATTTAATTTTTACAGATCAAAAAGAAAAAGAAATTAAAAAATTAAAATTAGATATTGGATCAGTTGTTTTTTTCCCAAGTAATTTTATGTATCCTCATTGTATTGAGCCGATTACAAAAGGAAAAAGATATAGTATAGTGGCTTGGTTACAGTAATGAATAAAATAATTAAAAATTTTATTATTAAAAAAGAATTAGATATTATTCAAAAATATTGTTACAATAAATTAGATTCTAACAAAGATTATAAACTAGACGACCAATCTTTTTCACCTGCCTGGTATAGTGATCCTTTAATGACAGCTTTATTGGATACTAAATTACCTGTAGTAGAAAAAAAATCTAATTTAAAATTATTTCCTACTTATGCATATTGGAGATATTATGTGTATGGAGGAACTCTAGCTAAACACAAAGACAGACCTTCTTGTGAAATTAGTGTTACTGTTTGTATAAAAAAATATGATAATTGGCCTATTATTATTGAAGGTAAAAAATTTGAACTAGAAGAAGGAGATGGAGTGTTATATGAAGGATGCGCTCAAAAACATTGGCGTCCTGGTACATACGAAGGTAAAGGTATGGCTCAAGTATTTTTACACTATGTAAATAAAAATGGACCATTTACTCATCACGCTTATGATAATTACTTTAAACAAACAGGTGAAAAATTTTCTAAAAAGGATAAAAATGAATTTTAGACTATTTGAAATAGTTGAAACAGAAAAATTTCAATACGTTCGAATCCATAAAAATGGAAACAGCAGCGTTCATAAATGTATTAAAAATAACTTTAAACCCGAAGAAATACAATACACTAATCATCTGTCTAAAAAAACTAGATTTTGTATTATTAGAGATCCATACAAAAGATTTTTATCTGGTTTAAAATGGGATCTATATTTAAATGATGTAGATGTAAAAGATGTGGATTTTAAAAAATTATTTACTTCAAATGAAAACCATATAAGAAATAGTATGGTAGGTCATATTAATCACAGTATTTCACAAATCCCTTATTTAATGAATTGTCAAATAAGTCATTATGTAGATATAGAAGATTTAAATATATTTTTAAAAATGCATTTTAAAAAATCTGAACACGAAAATAAATGTGTAAATAATAATTCTTATGACATTGAAAAATACATAGATAAAGATGAGGTTATGAAATATTTACATTTAGATTATTATGTATATGATAGTATTAAGAAATCGCCATTTTTGTGGGAATGGCAACATGGAAAGATATTTTAAAAATGTTTAAAAAAATAAAAAAAGCTTGTCAAAAAAATAAATATCTTTTGATAAAAAATGCCGTAACATTAAAATCATTTGGGCTTGACTTTAGTTTTGATGACATGTTTTCTATTTTTGGAAAACATAATAATTTAGCATTTGAAAATAAAACCACACCTTTTTTAAATCAAATAATTAAATTAAATGAGTTATTTATTTTTAAAACTTACTTAGATTTTGTTAATACAAATTTAAAAGATATTTTTACAATAGGAAATCTAGATTTTTTTTATTCAATAAGAGGTGAAGTAGGTCCAACACACGAAGATTCAGAACATGTTTTAATATTAGGTATTAAAAACACAACGTACTATCACATAGATAATATAGATTTACAAATAAATCCAGGTGATGTATTATACATTCCGAAAGGTTATTACCATCATGCCTTTTCTTCAAGAGAAAGAATTATTTTGAGTTTATCTTTATGGAAAAAATAATAAAAGAAAAAACAGTTAACATAACCAATTTTATTGGGGTGTATGACAACTATATTACTGAACAAGAATGTAATAAAGCTATTAAATTATTTGAAGAAGAAAATAAATTTAATAATACTTTAAATAGAATATCTTTTGAAAATACATCCACACTAATTAAACAAGATCAACAATTTTTTGCAGCACCCGACAATATAAATGTGTGGTGGGAAAAATTAAAACCAATGATAATAAATTTCGATTTAGCTTGGAATCATTACATCAAAAACACAGGAGCTGATCATGCTTATTCTAATGATCCTTTTTATTTTACAAATTTAAAAATACAAAAAACTTTACCTACAGAAGGTTACCATGTTTGGCATATTGAACATGGAAAAGGATTTGATAATGAAGCTAGAGCTTTTGTTTTTTCTATATATTTAAATGATATAGAAGAAGGTGGGGAAACAGAATTTTTAAATTTTTCAAAAAGAGTTAAACCTAAAACTGGAAGAATAGTTATTTGGCCTGCGGGTTTTCCATATGTGCACAGAGGTAATCCACCACTGGCGGGTGAAAAATATATCTTAACTTCTTGGATGATGTTGAGAAAGTGATCAAAATTATTGATAATTTTTTTGAAGATATACTATTTAAAAATATAAAAAATCATGTAACAACTAAATTGTTTTTTACTCCTAGGTATTTTGAAGGAAGAGAACATACCGTAAAAAATTATTATGGAAGTAGGTTTTTATTTTCAAATGATAAAAATTTATTAGATACTTTTATTAAACAAACTGAAACTAAATTCAAAATTAAAATAAATAAAGTTAATCACGACTGTGGTATTGATATAAGAAATCTAGAAAATTTTATACCTCACGATGATGTAGAATCAGCAAAGATAAATATATTAGTGATGTTAAAAGGACCTACCGCAGTTACAAACGGCACTGTTTTTTATACAGATGGTGAATTAGATATACATGTAGGATTTAAAGAAAATAGAGCAATAATGTTTCCTTCAAATAAAGTTCATTCGAATCATGCAAGTAATATACCTAATCTTAAAAGATACACAGCTACTTTATTTATAGAAGATTATGAAGAGTAAGAAGTAGGTCTTTCACCTAGTCTAGTAATTTTTTCAGCTTCTGTTTCATCTCTTAGTACCGGAGGATTTTGTCCTTCTGGGTCCTCAATACTTAAATTATTGTTATCCCAATCGGATTGTAGTTGAGCTAAATGAGCTGAGTCCCATCTGTTGCTGAATTGACTAATGTCTCCTAAGTTTGCATCTACATAACTACAATGAGGAGTTTCATTTCTATGTTCTACTTCATCAGAAGAATTAGATGTTCCGTATTGAATAGCCCAGATATTTGAAAATTTAGAATCATTCCAAAAAGCATCATCATCAATTTTGTAGCCAGTACCTGATTCAGCACCTGTATTTTTTATAATACACTTGTCTTCGAATATTATTGTCCAATTTGAGTTTGTTGCCATAATTTCTCCTAAGTCTTAATAATATAAATAATTGTTAAATAAGGTTGTAAAACTGAAGTAGCATCACCAGAAAAAGTTGCACTCATGTTGTGAGAGTGGCCACTACCAGAACCTTCACTTCCAGTACTTCCTGGTCCGCCACCTTGAAAATATGTAGGCGAACTAAATGTGCTTTTACGTATAGCAGCACTATTACCTCTACCTTGAGGATGACTATGAGAAGCAAGTTGCGCTGTTGATATAGTAGCATTGGCTGTAGATCCACCAACATTTCCAGTCGAAGTTACAGTGTTTGCTCCTGCTGTTGATCCTAAAGCTTTGTTATTAGATTTTCCAACAGCTACGTTGTCTTGTAAATCAGGTACTAGAAAAGTAGATGAACCATCTCCAGCTCCGTAAGTTGTACCTACGATTGCAAATAATGCAGAGTAAGTTGATCTTGAAACTGCTTGACCATTACACTCTAAGAAACCTGTTGGCACTGATGCAGAAGACCACGGCACAATAGTTGCTGTAGGAATTCCTTCTATACCTGTAAGATCAGATCCATTAAAATTATATTTAGTTGCTTCGTAATTTGCCATATTATTTCTCCGTGTATGTCCATCCTACATTTGAACCAGAATAAACTAATCCAAAAGATGCACCTTCAGTATTAACGACTAAGTCTGCGCTCGTGTTTGCTATTTTAGAACTATTTCTACCTACAGTCAATGCGTTAGTATCAAAAGTAAATCTTGAATCTGCAAAATGCACTTCATCACCAACAGCAGGTGATGCAGGAAGCGTGACTGTGTATGCTGATCCATTTGTATCTATAAATAATTTTGCTCCCGCTTGAACTGTTTCAGCTGCAGTTAACGTTCTCCATTTTCTAAATTCATGATCTTTAATAATGTTAGTTCCGTTTGAGTGACAAATGTAACTATTGCCTTCACATAATAAAAAACCAGCAGCACTTGTAACTTTAAAAGTTAAAGTATATCCGGCGTGATTAGTTGAATCAATTACGTTAAACATTTTTTCTATACTTGCAGGAAAGTTCACAACTCTATTTCCAGCTAAAGTTCCTGTAAATTCTAATGTCATATTTCTTGCATTAGAAATAGTTGCATCAGTCATAGCAAGAGTCACGTCTCCAGATGCCACATCAATAGCTTGATAACCAGCAACTGATTGTTGGATTAAGTTTAGATTAGCGTTAGTTTTTGTTCCCCATGTACCGGCATTCTCACCGGTAGCCATTAATTCTAGTTTAAGATCAGATGAATATGTTGATGCCATTATTTATATCCTTATTTTGGTTATTTTATATTATCTATTCATTATAAAGTCAATTATAATTATGCAGGTGTTTTTATTGTATAACCTGAGCTGACTTTAGGTGTTAATGTTCTGTAATATTGAAGAATTAATCCAGAATCACCGACACTTGCTGTTGCTTGTACTCCTGTTAATCCCATAACATCTGTAGGTGTAATAGACCCTGTGCTTGCTGTTAATGAGACTCCTGTTAATGGAACTCCTATTTCTAGTGTAAGAGATCCTACACCACTTGTTAAAGATTGTCCTGTAAGAATTATAATTTCCTCTCTTGTTATTTCTACATTTCCTACAGAAGATGTTGCAGACACTCCTGTTAATCCCACAACATCTGCAGGTAAAATAGATCCAACGGTAGAAGTTGCTTGTACTCCTGTTAATCCCATAACATCGGCTGGAGCGATACTTCCTACACTAGCAGTTGTGGTAACACCTGTTATGACAGGTGTAGAATCTATAACAAAACCTAGAGAACCAATATTAGATGTAGCTGATACTCCCGTTATAGGGATAAAATTTTCTATGGCAGCTGTTAATGATCCAACACTAGATGTTATACTTAATCCTGCTGGTTGCTCTAATTTATTAAATGAATCTCCATAAGGTTCTTCACCCCAACCATTTCTACCCCAACCAACTAAAGTTCCTGCATTATCAAAACTTCCAAGTTCTGTTGTTGAGCTAACTCCTGTTGGAGACACTACGGATGTTAAATCTAAAGTTAATGATCCTAATGAAGAAGTAGCACTTACACCTGTTAATTCTGCAGTGATTAATTGAGCTGCTACAACACTTCCAACACTGGAAGTTGCACTTACGCCGGTTGGTGTAAATACTATAGGGCCTTGATCACCCCATTCGTTTTGTCCCCAGACGCCTGTGCTCCAAGTATTAGACATAAGGAGTTACTCCCTATGCTATTCGAAGTATAGCGTTAGATGCGTCTGCTGTTGGAAATTGAATTGTGAAAGTTCCACTTGATACAGTTTTGTCTCCACCAAATGCGATTGCACAAACTGCTCTATCAGCGTTTGTATCATTATAAATTAAACATCCGTTTGCTGTGAATGAAGCAGAAGTAAAACTAACATCTGCAAAATCACAACATGCAGTATCAGTTGATAAAGCTGGAGTTACACTTGTAAGTGTTGCACCACCTGCAGAATAAGCTGAACCTGATGTGTTTGATATTTCATTTGTTGCTGAATAAGCTGTTGTTGATTTATTTAAAGTAGCACTACTTGTGTATAAAGCTATTTTAAATGTATTTCCGGATGACGCTGTAAAATTATGTAATGCTTGTAAAACTTCTGTTTTAAAACTGTTACATACTGCTGATGTTATTGCCATAATATTTTTCTCCTAATTACTGAGGCGGTGACTCGATTGGAATTCTTAATGTACCATCCGTGTAATCGTCTCTTCTTCTTCTTCCAATTTGCATTGCTGCAAACTTTTGTAACTCTGTTTTATATCTATTTTCATATAGTGTCAACATATCTGTTGGACCTTTTAAAAACATAAAAGCTTCTATTAAAGAAGCATATAATAACCCTTGTGGAAAGTAATTACTAACATACGTACCACCTGTATTAGTTTCTAAACCAGTGGGTTGAGCATTATAATGGATAATATATTGATAATTTTGATCAGGTGTTGGAGCTACAAATATAGCTCCAGAAGTAGCTGTATCTACTCCTGTAGTAGCACCACCAAACATAGAATAATATTTAGGTAGTCCTTTAACATTTTGTCCTGTAGATCCTCCTGAAGGACCTGTTGCTTCTCCTACATATTCAGTAATAAAAGTTTGATCACGTCTTTCTAACCAAAAACCTTGTTCGGTAGTAGCGGATGTTGAATTAAATGCTTGTACACCTCTAACAAATAAAGTTTTTGTTGGTACGGTAATACTATTAAAGTTTTGTGCAAATTGTCCTTGTGCCATGATTCTATCAGAATCCATAGGCACATCTAAATTAATTCTATTTTCTGCATTTTCTATAAATCTATTTATGACAGCAGCAGTAAACACATTTGCATCTACTTCTGTGTAGTTTCTAATATCATCTGTTAAAGTTGCGTAAGTATATCCTGCCATTATGCTTCTAAGGTTACCGGTCCAACTGAGACTGGATATCCTCCTCCTCCGTTTACAACACTTGTTGCGTTTGTGTCAGCACTAAAATGAAACCAATCTGTTCCGTTTGTTCCAGTGGTATTTGTAGCACCGTTAATATATTTTCCTACAGTTATAGTGTATCCAACAGCTTTTGCAATCGTAGATCCTGTTATTCCTCCGACTCCATTTGGAGTGCTAAAAGTACCTGCTGTTCCTGGTGAACCTCTAAATCTTCTTACATCACCTGTCGTGTAACCATGACCAGGTAATGAAACGTTAACAATAGGTGAACCTATTTGATATGTTTGAAAAGGATTTTCAGGTAAAATATCTGTTACAGGAAACTCAACTCTTGCAGGTCTTGCATGTAATAATCCTTGTGGATCAGCTCCTACAGGATGTGGTTCTAATTGTGGTTGTTTAGGTTCAAACTCAGAAACATGTACCCATGCACCTGTCCATTCTTTAACCATTTCTCTATATGGAAAAGCTGCACCTGACCTATCGGATATTGCTAATGCTCTACTACCTTTTGCAAATCTAGCCATTATATATTTGGATAGTATGTCTTTGGAGTAATAAATGTGCTAGCTGCAGAACCATCTTCAGATAATGCTCTAGCAAGTTCATCCTCGTATAACAACTTCATCTCCTGTGTTCTTTGTGGTGCAAACTTCATAGATAAATAATAAGACAGTCCTGAAACCATACATGGTACAAATCTAAAAGGTGTGTCACTCGCGTTAGTATAAGCCCCTACATCTTGAATTCTTCTTACATAATAAACACTTAAAAAATTATCTGCAGCAGTTGAGTTAGGTAAAGGATAAATAGTTAATGTAACTTTATCTATAAATCTTTGTACCCAAAATTGTGACGGTGTTCCATTAGATGCTTTGTTTGCGGTTGCAGCATATGAATCTCTAGCAACTTTAGTTAATCCTATATCAGATTGATTTGTTGTATTATAGTTTTGTCTGTAGGACACATTTAAGATATCTGAAATACCATAAACATTTGTTGTTGGAACAGTTGTAGCTTGTGGTGGTTCACCACCTCCCGGTACATCTGTAGAATTTCTATAAAAAGTATAAGTACCAGATCCTTCAGCAGTAGCATCAACATTAGTTGTTGAACCTGCAACTAAATTAATATTAGTATTTCCTACTTCCCAAAAATGTATTCCTCTATTACCCCATTCTTGAAAAAGAATGTTTAAAGATCTTCTAGCAGTTTTTATTTGATGTCCTGCAGTCCCAACTAAACCAAGACGTTCATACGCATCTGAAATAATTTCATCTATCGAGAAATCCTGATCAAATGAATATGATGAGGAAGTAGTATTTGCCATTGGCTAACTCCTTAAAATGTTCCGATTACGTAACAAAAATCACAGTTAGTAAGATCTACGTAAGCTCCATCATTACAATAAATACCTGCTCCCGGCATTTTAAATTCTTGAACAGCGTTATCGGCTGCTGCCCATTTACCATGAAAAACTAAATTTTTTGCTGTTGCACTTCCAGTTTCATTATAAATTTTTAT